CCGCATCGACTCAACCTTGAATCACGATTAGTGGCTCAAAATTTTTTTATCACAACTGGCTCACTTTTTTATTAGCGAGGTGGCTCAGTTTTTTATTGACAAAGGCATTTTGAGAAACAGTTCCGGACATTCCAGACCATCAGGAATATTCTCATATGGAATTTCATAGATGTGATAGACATATTCAAACCGTCCGCTTTTGGAGTAGTTCGGCGGAAGCTTCTCCAGATACACATACCGCTCGTCGATCAGTTCATGGAGGGCAGCACGAACTGCCGTTTCGCCCTCTTTGCAGATTTTCACCAGTCCGGCAATGGAATAGTTCCAGTCACAGGGCAGACCCAGTATTTTGGACATCAGCCCGATTGCTTTCAGACTGAGTTTCTGATTTCTCAAATGATGATTGCTCATGATCGTGAAGTCGGTGCTCTTATGCACTCTGACAACCGATGAATTTGATTCATTTGCCATAATAACCTCCGAATAAATAGAAAAAGCGTTCCTCACTGATATATGAAGAACGCTTTTCGTTATCTATTCAATTTTCTTTGTAAATTTAAGCCTGTCTGTTTGTCTTAATTTTTGAATGTAAATAAATTATAAACAATGTGGTTCCCTTAGTTGGGTACGACCAGCCGAACCGAAAGCTGTTTGATGTTATGACAAAAGGTTCCGGAGATGCCAGAATGCAGCCTTTATATTTCCTGATTACCACTGCTGGCACAGACACAAATTCAATCTGCTATGAAGTACACCAAAAGGCGAAAGACATTCTGGAAGGCAGAAAACATGACCCGATTTTTTATCCTGTCATTTATGGTGCGGATGAATCGGATGATTGGACAGACCCGAAGGTCTGGAAAAAAGCAAACCCAAGCCTTGATAAAACTATCGGTATGGATAAGGTGGTAGCTGCGTGTAATTCTGCAAAGGAAACTCCTGGTGAAGAAAATGCGTTTCGGCAACTGCGTTTGAATCAATGGGTAAAACAGGCTGTTCGTTGGATGCCAATGGAGAAGTGGGACAAATGCAAGGTGGCTTTTGATGAAGAGTTGCTTACGGGGCGTGTTTGCTATGGTGGGCTTGACCTATCTTCCACTACGGATATTACAGCTTTTGTGCTTGTCTTTCCGCCAACAGATGAAGATGAGCATTATTATGTTCTTCCTTACTTCTGGCTGCCGGAAGAAACACTGCCCCTCAGAGTAAGACGTGACCATGTTCCATATGATGTGTGGAAACGGCAAGGCTATCTGAAAACAACTGAAGGAAATGTGGTTCACTACGGTTTTATCGAAAACTTCATCGATGAACTGGGACAGAAATTTCATATCAAAGAGATAGCATTTGACCGCTGGGGTGCGGTGCAGATGTCGCAAAATCTGGAGGGGCTTGGTTTTACGATGGTGCAGTTCGGGCAGGGCTACAAAGATATGAGCCCGCCGACTAAGGAATTGATGAAACTGACCTTGGAACAGACGCTTGCCCACAATGGACATCCTGTTTTGAGGTGGATGATGGACAACATCTTCATTCGCCGTGACCCTGCCGGAAACATTAAGCCGGACAAAGAAAAATCCACAGAGAAGATTGACGGTGCGGTTGCCATGATTATGGCTCTTGACCGTGCAATTCGCTGTGGATGTGTTTCTGATGATTCCATTTATGATTTGAGGGATATGTTGGTGTTGTAATTGGAGCGACAAACTGGAAGTTGTAAGTGATTTAAAGGAAAATTTGGTTTTAATCAATGCGGTAAACCCAGGATTTATTCTTCAAAACTTTTGGGGTCTAACAGATAAGCTATATCATCTTGAAATTTTAGTGGTATTCTGTTTCTCTTTTCTTCAATAAGTGGAAATGGTGGTAACTCATAGCTCATCAGTAATTCTATTGCATCTTCTATTACATCATCTTCATTTGGTTCAGTAATCACTGTTTGTAACAATAACACTAAATCATCATGAATATCACTTATATCCTGCTGATAATATGGATCCATAAACCAATCTAAACAAAAAAGCATACTGAGTTTTCTTTGGGTATCATCTCCAAGTAATACCTTTGCAATTTCACATATTCCTTTTCTGACAATATCTCTATCTTTGTCTGTATATGTAACAAATCTGCCATTCTCCATAATTATACTCCCCAATTGAAATTACTGGATTATAATTTTTTAATTATTCAAATTCTTTTTTTACTCACTTAAGTCCCAATTTAAACCAGTTCGTCAAATTCCGATTTGTAAGGCAAATGCCCCACA